TGCCCGTGTAATACCAACTCGAACCTTTAGCTAAAGCCTCCTTTCTTTTGCTGGGTAGGCCCTTCATGTATTATAAAGCTCCCGCTTTATTGAAATCTTTTTTAGCCCGTGTTCGCAAGTGTTTCCAAGCTCTAGTGGGGAGATGCATTGAAGCTAGAAATCCCAGAGATTTTTCAAGTTCGGGCTGCCAAGCGTGGTGCCTGAGCATGGTGTCGAATATAGGACCCTTGGGTTTGATAGCATATTTGTCAAGGTAGGTCAAGTCGAAAGTTGCATTGTGAAAACCCCACGCCAGATCCTTTCGGTCAGCAAGGAAGCGGAGCCACAGCCAGATGTCTAGCTCGTCCCGCTCGGACCATTGCGACTGGTAGCCCATGTCTTCTAGTTGGACGTAGAGGCAGCAGGCTGACGAGGTTGCCACGGAGAACTCCGTGATCCGGCACGACTTGTTGGTCTCGACGTCGAAGACTATCTCATCTCCGATGTGCTGGGTCGAGAACGCATACAGATCAGCGATGTTGTCGGGCAGATAGATGGTGCGAGGCTTATCGACGAATCGCTGCTTGGCCTTCCGCATAGCCGAGACTACGACGGGCCGCTCGTTCCATGCCGTGCGCGCATACAGGGGCGGCCCATAGGTCGGCACCACTTGAAGGCCGGGGACCAGCGGGCTGTCAACGTGGGTGCCACGGAAGGTGTCGATCTTGTATTCGCCAGTCAGGCAGAACATGGCGTGCGCGCCCAACGTCAGCACCACATCGTAGCCCCGTAACTTCTCGACCAGCTTGTCGCGGCAAGACTTGGCGAAGGGCAGCAGTTCACCGCCGACCTTGCCACCTACGAACAGCGTGCCCCACTTCTGCACGTAGGCGGGATGCGCGAACGCGATGAGGTCAGGCTTGAAGTCGGCCAGCTTCATCAGTTCGCTGGTGACTTGCCACTCCCACTCCGACATGATGCTACCGGAAGTGGCATCGACGGAGGGCCAGTCAACTATCAGTGCGGTCTTCAAAGGGAAGCTCCATCTGGAAGGGCACGAACACGAGGGGCAGGCGGCGATCCGTAGCTGATGTGGAGACGGGCGCTTCGATGCCGTTCTCCAGCCGCCACTTCTCCCGCTCGATCTCTAGCCTAGCGGAGGGGCTGTAGTTCCTGCCCATGTTAGCGTTCCCTGTAGAAGATCATGTTGCCGATCATAGCAGTTCGCTCCAGATGCGGCCAGCGCCGAACGCTCGTGTCGTGGAAGAAGATTGCCCGATCCACCAGGTCAGGATGATCGAAGACTGCAAGGTAGGCTGCGTAGTTGGCGATCTCCCATGCAGCCTGATCGCGAGGACGCCGCCCCGCATTGGTGCAGACCCATGTGAATTGGCAGGTGCCTGCCCGCCGCTGGTAGACGACAGCACACAGTGTGTTGCCGAAGCGCCCATCCTCTGCCCTGTTGATGACGACTTGGGCCACGCCGATCTGTGCGTTGAAGGGCTGGTTGCGCGCTTCCCAATAGACAGCCTTGGCTAGGCAGGCCATCTCCCTGAGTGGGTCAGCCTTCGCGGCTACCGGCAGCGTCGTCAGCAGGGCCAGCGTAACCAGCAGCCATCTCACGGATAACCTCCTCTCGTGCCTTACGAATGTAATGGAATGCCTGCGACAGTTGGTCGGCGGAAGCGTAGTCGTCAGGCGGCGGGCGCGTACCAATCAGAACGGCCTTGGCCAAAGCCAGTAGCAGGTCGCGTTCTGCGTCAGTCATGGTCGTTGTCCCATGCGCCGAACACGAACAGGCAAACGAGGATCACAGTTACCAGTACGAACAGACCTTCGTACCACATCATTTATGTTCTCCTGATAAGGGAAAGGGGCAGACCGAAGTCCACCCCTCCCCGTTCCTACCTGTTAGCGGATTCTCACGCCGCCTTCTTGTTGTTGTTGTACCAGTCCACCGAGTAGTACCGCTCCACCTTCAGGCGCGGAATGTTGAGCGCGGTGCCATCCCGGTTGGTAGTCTCGTGGGAGATAGTCACCACCACGTCGTTGCCTGGCAGGATGTCCGCCGTGTCACGGATGGTCTCGCCCACCACGTCCGGGGAGATACGTGCAAGTCGCTCCTGCACATAGCCGATAGTCTTCTCCGTAATCCACTGCGTGTCACGGAGGCGGCACTTCGCCAGTTCCACACCGTCCATGTCTTCATCATGCATGGGCTCGACCATCGTGTAGGTAAGCTCGATGCCCTGCGTACCGGAGTTCGCCTTGACGAACTTGACGGACTGCACCGTCACCAGGTAGTCACCCGCTGGAGCCTGCCGGAAAGCCGGGCGCTCAGAAGCGGTGTTCTCAATGACAGTATCGAAAAGGTCAGCCACTTGTCTTCTCCATTTGGGTTTGTCACTGCGGGGTGACGGGGATGTACATATATCTGGAGCGCGTCCCCGTCAAGCACTATCTCCAGAAATCTTTTAGCCCCTTGGCCGCAGGTCCACGCCCGGCCCGATCTTAAAGCCCGCAGACTCAAGCTGGTGCTTCGTGAAGTCGGCCATGCGGTTTTTCGGAATCGAGCCAAGCACACAGTTGCTCGCATTCCGCCTTGAATAAATACTTTTCTCTAGGTTGCCAAGGCGCTTGACAGTAAGGCCTGCTATGCGAAGCCTGGGTCCGCCAACTGACATGCTATGCGTCTCCTATGTCGAAGGCGCGGCGAAGCCTGTCTACAACGGAGCTACATTCCTCGCGCACCACCATATGATTATCGTGGCCGTAGATGATCTCAGTCAAGCCTTCATCTTTAGGATGCGGCTGGGCTGTATGGATAGACTTCGCATTGATGTAGATGACATTTAACGGAGCCTTGTACGTAGTCTCGAACTCAAGCATACACGGCATGTTACTTACTCCCTGTCAGGCGGTCAAGCATGGAGGCGAGGTCGAACTCCTCGACGGGCTTGATGAGGTTGGGCGCGGAGGTACGGAGCGAAGCCTTGTCGGTCGCCGCCGTCTTGAAGGAACGCTTGCCATCGCGCCCCACTTCGAGGTGCCAGATATCGGAGAAGTAGGTAGGCATCTTCTTCGAGAACTTCTCCCCGATGCCGACCGGAATGTCGCGGGCCTTGCCCACGATCTTGCCTTGGTCGTCCTTCTCACCGGTCTGCATGATGTGGGTCAGCACGATAACGGAGGCACCAATCTTGGGGCCAGTCAGGCGGTCTAGGATGGCTCCGTAGTAGCGGCCTGCCACGTTGTAAAGCGTCCGCATATCCCGCTTGGCTTCCGGGTCTTCATGCGCGGCCAGCAGCAGCAGTTCCCCAAGGAAGGTGCCGCTGTCGATTACCACGACATCCTTGGCAGTCATCCCCAAGGCAGGGCCTATGTCTTCGGTCACAGTCTTCCAGTGCAGCAGAAGCTTACCGAACTGTAACATCGCGTCGTAAGCTTGCTTGGTGGCGGGACTGGAATCCCCGAACAGATTGACGCTGGTGCTTTTCGCCACCGCATAGGTGTTGACGAAGACGTCGGCAGCGCCCGGCTTCAGGTAGGAACCGATGACCCGGCTGTTGCTGTCGAAGTCATGGATCAGCAGGCGATAGCCGGCGTTGGCAAGCTGGGCCAAGGCACCAGTCTTACCGGAGGCGGGCTCGCCGCAGATCAGGATGCGAGGTGGCAACTTGGTTGCCTCGAATTTAGGCACTGAAGAGGATCTCCTCTACGGAAGGGGTATGAATGTTGCGTGGATCTGTTTGCCATTGCGGACACAGATGTGCCACCTGACACCAGTCTTGGCATCGGATGGCCTCGCCTGGCCGGTGTTCTACATACAGGGCTGCGCTCGTGCTTGCAAGCTGATCCGCTTCGATGGGATTGTCGAACAGCTTGATGGCCCGGACGTTGCCCCGCTTCATCACCGCCCACTTAGCGGGGCGCGCCCACACATCTTCTTCGGAACAGGCTATAGGTTCCGCCATTTGATGCAGGCGAATGCGTTCCTCGATAAAGGCGTCGGCTTGCTCCGGTGTCCACAGCGGAATGGGCATGTTGAGGACCGGAGCCTGCGGATAGTCTTGAGTCTGCTTGCTGCGGCCCTTCGACCAGTCACGCAAGATCGCGATGACTGACATGGCTGGTATGACCATGCCCTTCTCCCGCTCCAGCATGCGCCGGTAGATGTTGGTCTGCTGCTCCCATTCACGGGGCACCTGCCCGGCCTTGATCTTGGCCACGGAGGTCAGCTTGAAGTCCAGCAGTTCGCCGGTCGCCAGCAACAGGTGATCGACCTGGCCCTTCACCTTCCAGCCGAGATACTCCGCATATAGCGTGGCCTCGACCATGACGAAGGCGTCGCCATCCGCAGCGCGCTCGATGATGTGGTGCATCGACTGGCCCTGCAACGAGTAGATCCGGTCACTCACATCCTCCTCTAGCTCATCGTCATGTTCACGCCTGAGCTTCCGCATCTGCGGCGGCACCAACAATTCCGTTACCGAAATGTCGGCCTCGCCCTTCGTATACGAATCGTTCTGCACGGCACGCACGATAGCTTCGGGCAGCCGCAACTTATTCGTCAACTTCATCCTCGCCTCCTTTGCCCCGCTTCCGACGCAGTCCGTCAAGGGGGAACCCTGCGTCATACTCACGCTCAAGCAGGCCGATCCAATCTTTGAGGGCGTCGGCGCCGGTAAGCGCGCTGCCAGAATAGAAACGCGGCTGAAGCAGCACCTCCCCCTCGCCCGTTTCGTAATTCCAAACCAGCACGCCGCAAACCTCGCCACCCTTAACGTCGCTGCGTCGCGCGCGGGGCGAGCCCCATTCCGGCGCTGCCAGCTTCCACCCTTTCGGCACGTTCACATGGTCGGTCATAGCTTGGCGTCCAGCAGGTCGGTGGGTAGGGGAGCCTTCTTCTTCTTGGCTACGGCGTTGGCCTTCTTGATCTTGGCCGTGCCCTCGGCAATGGCAGCGTCGTCATGGCGAGCCTTGCGGTTGCGCTCGTTAATCTTGCGAAGCTCGGCCACGATGAAGTCGATGTCTTCTTGTGTGGTTTCCTCGGGATCGCGAGCAAAGACCTGCGCCCTTGTGAGGCGAGTCAGAACAGGAGGATTATCCACAGGCCCAGCAGCAGGTGTATCAGTCGCATCGTCGCTCATCTCTATGTCTCCGGAAGGGGTGAGAAGGGGAGAGCCGAAGCCCTCCCCAACCTGTACGTTAGTCTTCGCTATCCTGACCCAGCCAGAACAGGTAGTCTTGCCGCTGGCCCAAGGACATACCCGCATCCATGTCGTAGAGCGGCTTGTCCTTGAAGATGTCGGCGGCGTCGGGCACCTCGAACATCACCTCGTAGGAAGTGCAGCGCAGCTTCTGGTTGCCATAGTCAGCAGGCACTGACACCACGTGAGCGGGGTTGATCTTGACCGCGACCATCTTGTCGTCGCCAGACATGAAGCCCCGCGCGTACTCGTAGGCGGCAGCATGGAAGCCGTAGCTGCACGTCTTGTTGCGGTCGTCATCGACGTCATGGCGCGGCATGGAGTGGACCTGGCCGGGCGAGTTGTCGAAGCGACCGGAGTGCTTGTCCTTGAAGTCGGGACGCACCGCCTTGTAGGCAAGGAAGTGCCCGTCCGGAGTGATCGGCAGGTCAGCCGCTTCGAGGAACAGGAACAACTCGTTGCGGCTGGTCATGGACGGGTTCGCCATGAGGTTGTCGAGGAACTTGCAGTAGTGGTCGATGGGCAGGCCCTCGCGGAAAAACATCATCATCTTGTCCATAAGGTAGCCGGTGATGGGCTGGCCCTTGTAGGTCACACCATCGTCGGTAACAGCCACGTGGCCCGCCGTCATGGTGTTGACGAAGGATTTGACGGAGCCAAGCTCGACAGCCCGGTCGAAGTCACGTGCCTTGATAGCCTCGACGACAGCGTCGAAGTTCATGTGCGAGGCATCGACCACCAAGGGCGGCTCCCCAAAGGGGAACAGCGTGACGGATTTGGAAGTCAGGACGAACGGAACCATTGCTGATATCTCCTTCGGTTCAGCGGTTGATGTAGTCGTTGAGGATATCCTCGGGTACATTCTGGAAGTGGATATGGTGCAGCATCGGGTGCCTGTCGAGAAACTTCTTCCACTCACCCGCGAGTTGGTAGCCTACATTCCTGCCCCTCCCCTTCGCCTTGCTCTGCCCGGCAGACATCATGACATCTAGGCCCAGATGTTCGCCGTATCGGAGGTAGTCATAGCTACGGTTGAAGTAGGGGCGGATGATCTGTAGCACAGAATCGAAGCCCTTCCAAGTGGCTTTCCCAAGCGTCGCTTTGCGAGGTGACGATCTCTGCGCTAGCCAAGCGAGGACCGCACCGGCCCGATAGTGTTCTTCGATGAGAGCCTCGGGCACGTTGGCCGCCACCCAATCAGGGTCGAAGCGTGCCCACCCATGCTTGGCAAGGTTGTCCTGCAAGGTCTTGGACCTATTCATCTCCGCCTTCGACAAGCCGATGATACGCGGGTTCACGGACACCCCGAGATAACCGATGGCACGGAGTGAGCGCAGCGCATTGACGTAGTTGAAAGGAGGCTCGCCATTCGTGAACTCCAGATAGATGCCACCCCCTGCCAGATTAATGGGCGTGGTTGTCCTGTCATAGCTATAGTCGATATCGTTCTGTTCGGTGAAGACGTAGCCTCGGGTCTTCGGCGCGGATGAGGTGGGTGCCGCCGCCGTGGAGGGAGGAGAGGCCAGGTCCGTATCGATGTTGATGGGCATGGGGATGCCGCGCTTCTCGCACAGGTCACAGAAGTCCTGATAGGGAACGCCGCTGACCACGGTCAACCGCACATCCTCCCTCGGGGACAACAAGGGGTAAGCATGCTTCAGCTTGGCATAGGTCGCAGCCGATACCTTGGATACCCACATCACCTCCCACTTCGTATTCTTGTAGCGGGAGAAGTTGTGTTCGAGGATGTGGTTGTCGTCGCCGTAAGGTTCGCGGCGGAAGCCATTCCAATGCGAGTGCCGCGTGTAGTCGAACAGCTTGGGAGTGGTGCCCGCCGGGGCAATAGCGGACAGGTCGATGCTTTCCTTTGCGTTGATCGCTCGGCCCCGCCAAGTCAGGTCAATGTGATCCTTCAGCGCAGTCATCACAGGACCGCGACCAATGCCATCGTGGGCATGGACGTATCTGCGGGCGGCGGCCAGCGTGGGCCGCTTCGCAACGTCGGCCTCGACCGTCCGCTTGAGATCGCGCAGCACCTCGGCCAGGCGCAGGCTCAAATACTTGATGGTGGCCGGGTCATAGGATAGCGCCTCTCGCGACGGGCTGATAGACACGCTGCCCATCGGCACCCGGATCGCCAGCCTTACAAGGGGGAGCACCTTCTTGACGACAGGCGGCAGATCAGGAAGCGAGTTGAAGCCCAGCCGGTAGGGCACGTTGCCCATCACCACCGTCCCATGTTGTAGATCATTATGCACCGTCCATGCCGGGCCGCCATCCACCTGCTGCTCCGACTCGAAGGCAACCGCAGTACTGACGAACTTCCAAGCGGACAGGTCGATGTTGCAACTAGGCGTGGTCGGCCACCAGCGGAACAGCCTGCCCGCCTGTTCATGCCAGTCGCTGAAGCTGCCGCTTGCGCGGGTAAGGGGGACGCGCACCTCGATGCCGCTGTCCGTGCCGCACCCCTCGGTGCTGACATGGTTCACGCGGGGCAGCCCGTCCTGCTTGTAACAGACATAGGTCCGCTTCTCGCCGGCGTACCACGATGTGACGGTGAACTGGTCGGCCACGGCGAAGGGGGACTTGGAGCCAAGCCCGAAGCCGCCGATCTGCGTGTTGTCCTGATCCTTAGTCGATCGGAAGTAGGTGGTGTACAGGGACAGCACGTCGTCATGAGATAGACCTGGTCCCCGGTCGCGAACGTAGAACACCGGGTCCGTGTAGGTAGGCAGGTGTACCGTGATGTCGCTGATCGGGGCGCCGACCATCGTGTGTGCATCGACCGCATTGCAGGTGATCTCGCGGATCACAGCGAGGGTCTTATTTTGGTAGAGGTTGGACGACAGGATTTCGAAGGCCTTGCTGCTAGCGGCAATGGTGAATGCGCCGCCGTGGCCAAGGCCGCCAGCCTCGATAGCCTCATGCTCTCGCATCATAAGCATTGGATCAGCCCTTCTTCGCTCGGGTGTTGTGGACGAAGTTGTGTGCAGATTTCATGGACGAGGATACCCGGACCAAGTCCCACCGGGCAGGCGTCTCGCCATAGACAGGTGCCCATACTTTGACGGTACCGTCAAGCTGTCGCACCATGACACATCCAAGATATACCTTCCGCATCTTCATGCCCGGCTTCAATGGGCGGGCGACGCGGGGGCTTCCACCATCGACAACGCTATCCATTCGAGTGTCTCCTGATAGTAGGGCCGGAAGGTGTCTTCGAACCGGCGCAACTGTTCATCTGATAGCTCTGCGCCGTCCATCGTGACACCCACAAGCGCGACCTGTTCGAGGGCAACCAGAACGTCGTCGCCCTCGCGCCACTCCCGCCACACGGCCACCGCCCGGCCCTCGATGTCATGCTCGGTGCCATCGTGCAGCTTGAGAGGGAACGATACCCGGAACGCTTGCTCATGCGTCATGTGATCCTCCTACGGGAACAGCCAGAGCTTGCGGCCCCAGCGAATGTAGACCCAGCCAAGCGCACCCCTGTAGATGCGCGGGAAGAGGAGGAAGGGGCGAGGTTCCATGTCACGCCACCTTCCGGAAGTAGCCGGCGTACTTGCCGGTCGTCTTGAGCATGCCGCGCTTGTTGATGCTGAAGCTCACGAATTTGGCAGGCATGTCGGCACGGGGGATGCGGCCCTGCCACACCCCGGTCTCGTTGGTCAGACGGAAGTCGAGGGTCCGCACATCCGCGTCGAGGTTCCGCAGATCGAATACCCACCCCGTGTAGCCCGGGCTGATCTCATAGCTCCAATCCGAGACCATGCTGGCGATCCGATTGCCCTTGACCACCTGATAGGTGGCGGTGAAGGGGCGGACATATTTGTAGGCGGCCATCTGGATGGTCGTGTGCTTGCTCATGGCTCAGGCTCCAACATGGTTGATGGGCAGGGTGTTGAAGGCCTCTTCCTCGGCCCGGAGGGTGTCGAGGTAGGCAGCGAAGGCAAGGCGGGTAGCGTGGCCCTGCGACGCAAAGAAGTTGAGGCAGACGAGCAGCATGGTGGAGGTGTCCCACCCCAGCCCCTCGGCTACGGCCTGTAGTGTTTGCTGTGGATCACGTTCCATCGTTCTCTCCTATGTATGGGGGAGGCCGTAAGGCCCCCGACATTGATTTCCTACGTGACATAGTGTAGACTGTGCTCTCCTGATAAATTGCCAAGAGCCTAACCTTCATACAAGAGGGCCTTTCCCCCTGTCAACTAGATTCTCACGAGAGATTCTCACCTAAAAAACCTAGCAATAACAAGGGCTTGAGGGCCAAGGTGAGCGAGTGAGAAAGGCGAGCGACCACTCTTTTTACTTAAGAAAGAGAAGATATAGAAAAAGGTTGGACGCATCTATCACTCACTCACCGTCGGACCTAAGTTATTGATATCATTGAGCTTTTTGAGTGAGCGTGTATGATGGGCCGCCTCGACCCTACGTATAAGCTCACGTTCCCACACGTCGGCGCGTTCCTCCTTATCCGCAGCAACATATTGCAGTTCCCGAATGTTCCGCAGGTAGGATGAGGCCATGATCTCGTCAGCGGCGTGCGACCAGATGATCCACAGCCCCTCGATCTCCTGCCTGTCACGCCTGGCCTGCGTTCGCAACTTCGCGATGTAAGCGGGCAGAGACATCCGCCTCCGCCTAAAATCCGCGTCGATCACCTGCCGCATCCCTAGCTTCAGCATGGCACGCATCCCTTCCTTTCAGCCCCTGGGGCGAGGCACAAGACCCCCGTCGGGCAGACGGACGCGCGGCTCGCCAATCTCCCGCTTGATCTCGCGGGCTACTGCTTCGAGGGTATCGTGCCATGACGCGATCATGTCGAGGTCGGTTCCGCTGTCGCCCCAATGGCGATCCATCAGCGCCATCACATCCTCGGCAGCGTGCAGCGCCTCGCACATGGCTTCATAGGCCGCGTCATGCTTGTCGTGATTGTCTTCCACGGTCACTACCTCCGGTTGAATATGTTAGATGGGGTTCGCGTTAGAGGGCGGGGCGCAGGGCAGCATAGCGGGCGGCATGGTATTGCTGCAAGCGATATGCGCGCTGGTATTCCAAGAGGTGACGCGCCTCTGCGGCCTTGTCGCCACGTCGGCGCGCGGCCTTGACATCTTGGTCAGCGTAGCGGCAGGCGCGGCCCCACGCTTGCGCGCGCTTGAGGGCGTTAGCGCAATCGCGCGTTACTTGGATGGTGAGGGCATGAGAGAGCATGGCAAGCTCCTATGGGCTGGGGTGGATTAGTGGCGGGGATAGGCGACCTCGGCAACGTCATGCGACCAGCACGCGCGACATTCGCCGCACTTGCCGCCTTGCGTGTAGGCAGGACACACATGCGCGCCGGAACGGGGTGGCGCCTTGTCATAGACGCTGGACGTGAGAGGGAAGCGCGAGGATGGGGCGCCGTCAATTTTGGTTGCGGATACGCGGATACGCAGGTTGCTGGGCTCTTTGTGGCCGGCGGCCCAGAAGGCGGAAATGATCCCGACCTCGCGCGTGGGTAGCCAATGAACTAGCTCCGGCGTTTGACGTGCTACCTCGCACATAGCGTGCAAGTGCGCCTCAGATTGAATATCTCCGGCGTCATGCCAGCGATGCCAGCCGGGCGAAGATACGGCGCGGGCTGGTTTACCTCCATCCAAGCCGTGCGCTTTGCGTAGCATCGACACCATGGCGGGGACCCAGCGCGGATTATCGATGGCGGCAAGGCGGCGCGTCTGTGCGGTCTTCACGTTAGGATACTGGTAGTTGGCTTTGAGGGCGTAGCAATCGGAACAAACGGTATCCGGCACCGCGTGCAGTTTGGCACCCGTGATGCAGGCTTGTGCAGGCAGGCCATAGGCGGTGCCGGGCATCTTGGATGGGTAGCCTAGAGAGCCGGCGATTTCGGCGGCGGCCTTGGCGGTCAGGGTGTGGGACATAGGGCGAAGCCTTATGCTAGGGCGGGGCGGGAGTGCCTCTGCCGTGATTTGGAAGGTAGCCTGCGATTGTGGCGAGAATAAGGCAAGATTGGCCGGATGCGCGGCAGTTTTGC